TAGCCGCATATGAGCCGCTGCCGTCGATGACCAGCTTGCGGATGGACTTGGGCAATTTGCCTGACAGCGACGCTTCTACCGTGACGGCGTAGTCCTGCACATTGCCAAGGGCCAGCTTCATAGCTTCGGCGTCTGTATTGCCCATCGCCAGATTGACCACCCGCGACAGCTCGGAACTGCCCGCCAGCGCAATGGTGCGTGTGTCCGCGTCCAGATCCTTACGCAGGAACAGCCTGATATTTTTGCGCAGATCCGATGTGGTCAGCAGCGCCAACTGCTTGATCGGATTGGAGACCTTTTTCCCGACCACGAAATTCAGCGTTTTCACATGCTCTGACAGGCTGTTTGTTGCCAGCCATTTGTCCGGCGCGGCCAGATCAGAGCGAATGACAAAGTCAAGCATGACCTGAATGTCATTGCCCCCGGCCTTGACCAGGGCGGCCACGCCGCCGGGAAGATCCGCACTGGCGACAGCGTTGACCGCAACGTTCAGTTCATTGACCAGCGCACCATAACTGAACGCCTCTGTGTTCTTGATCGCGTCTTCGATCCCGGCCAGCGCGCCGTCGAACATGTCCAGCGTGCCGTCCCAGTCCTTCACCAGCTCCTGCACGCCCGCAGTCAGCTGGCCGACCTGATCGTCGGTCAGCCCTTCAAGGTTTAGGAAATTCCCCAGCGACGTCAGCACGTCGATCTGCTGTTCATAAAGGCTGGTCAGGACATCGTCGTTGGCGCCTTCCAGTTCGGACAGCCCGGCCAGGAACTGCACCTGGCTCTGTACCGATGCGGCCACGCGGCGATAGTCCAGCGCGGTGGCCGAGGTCTCGCGCACGCTTTGCAGATAGGCCTTTGCCAAATCCGGGATATCCCGCGCCGCCTCGACATCGCCGCCCCGCGCCATCTCTGCAGCAATGTTGAACCGGTTGCGATTGACGTTCAGCGACTGCGCCCGGCTGGCAGAGGTCAGGTCCGTGTTCAGCAGGTCTGACAGGAAGTCCCGCAGCGTGGTGGCCGTGCGATACCAGAGCTGGCTGGCGGCTTTGGCATCGCTGGCCATGCCCTGTGCAACTGTGATCTGATCGCGGATCTCGCTCCCGATACCGGCCAGCAGGCCAGACATCGACGCCGTGAAGTTCTGCACATCGGGCAGCACCTGAGACAGCGCCCCGGACAGCCCCAGCAGGCCTGCATATAGCTCCTGCCCCTTCTGCGTGGTCGTGTCGATGCTCTCGACCAGCTCACGGAAGCCCAGACGGCTTTCCGGCATGGTCACGCCCAGCTTTTCGAACTCCCCACGCAGCTGGCGCGTGGTCGCCGCGATCCGCTCTTCTTCGGTGTAGAAGTTCTGGAAATAGGTCGCCGTGGCCGCGGTCATCGCATCCAGCCCGCCAAACAGATCCACAAGGTTCGACGCAGCATCGGCAGAGGCCAGCGAGACGTCCCAGATGCGGTGGCCCAGCATGTCGGCCAGATCGTTGACGCCCGTCAGAGAAGTAGACATGCGGGTCAGCGCCGCAAGCGACGTTTCCCCGGCTCGGGTGTATTTGTCGGTCCCCAGCACCAGTTCGGCCATCTTTTCAGAGGCTTTTTCGATTTCCTTTGACAGGACATTCAGAACCTGTTCCGGCGTGCGCTTGTGCGTGTCGATCTTGAAATAAGAGCCGGCGAAATCATCCAGCGCCTTGGTACTCAGACCCAGTGTTGGGACCAGCTGTTCCAGATTACCCATGAAGGTGCCCATAGCGGTGTCCAGCATGGACTGAACCGACTCAGGCGCGGCCTTGTATTTCGTCTTGTCGCTGCGGAGCCAGCCACCCTTGTAGAAGTCGTAAGACCGGCCATCGAAGCCGTCAGGCCCCAGCTTCCCTTCAATGCCTGACGCAGTGTGTTTGCGGCCAAAAGCTTTCGACAACAGCGCCACGGCACCCGCAATTATGCCAAAGGCAGGAAGGGCCGCGCCGAACGCACCCAGACCTGAACTTACACCGCTCATCAGACCGCCAAGGTTGGCAAAGCTCGACGCCAGACCACCGCCCGAAAACACACCGGCCAGGCCGGAACCGACCCCACTCAGCAGCCCGCCGCCGCCCAGCAAGCCGCTCAGCAGCCCGCCACCACCATTGCCCAGAAGACCGCTGAGGAGACCGCCGCCGCCAGATCCGCCACCCAGCAGGCCGGCAGCGCCGCTTGTCGCAGCGCCTCCGAAACCCAAGCCAATCAAAATTCGGTTCTTGGCGGCCATCGCGATCATCTGAGCCAACATACCCTGAAAGCTGGCAAGAATTGATTTGGCGAACCCTTTGAAATCAGAAAAACCGCGAGAGACAAAGTCGCCCCAAGCATTACTGATGCCGTCGATCCCACCTACCAGGATGTCAGCCTTTGCTTTGCCAAAATCTTCCGCAGTAAAGGCTGCCTCTTCCATTGCGTCAGCGAAAGCCTCAGCTTCAGTTTTGGCTTTGTCCAAGCCCTTCCCGGCTTTTTTCCCTCCGGAGTTGAGCTTCTCAAGGGACTTGTTGAATTCGTCGGCTGCATCGCCACCTGAGCTTGCAGATGAGGCGGTGCCATCAATTTTCGCACGTAGCTTGGCCGCCGCCTCGGAGGCTTTACTGAAACCTTCAGTGGCTAGGCTGGAGGCCTCTTGGCTCAGCCGATTTGCCGCCGCGGCTGCGCCCACAGCCTTTGCGTTGAACTCGGATAGCTCAGCCACTGCTTGGCCAGATGCGGTCAGTAGTTTTTTAGAGAACGAATCCAGGCCTGGAATTCCGGCAAGGTCAGCCCCAAGCCCGCCAAGAAAACGAGACCAGGCTTCGGTCATGGATTCAAGCAGCGAGTAAAAGGCCGCTTTTACGTTCTGCCACACGGCACCCAAGGCTGGAACTATGGCAGTGGCACTGGTTTTTATCCCCTCCCAAACTCCGACAGCGACTTGCCCTAGCAGCTTCAAGGCCTCTCCCCAGCCACCAGTCGCGCGAACCAAATCCAGAAACTTGCCGATCAAGACACCTGCCCCGACCACCAGCACGCCAACCCCAGACGCCAATAGCGCCCCACGTAGGGTGACAAGTTTAGCGATCCAGGCGCCGGTCGCAGTGACCGCCTTCCAAATTGCCGGAGCATAAGCAGTTGCTACTGCTACCCCAGCAGCAACTGCTATTCCGGCAACCGTGTTTAGGTTATTTGCGACAAGAAGCACCGCCTGAGCTACTGCGCTACTGGCCCCTGTGACGGTATCCATCTGACCAACAAAGGTCGTGAAGTTGTTACCCAGGACGCCAAAAGCTTGAGAAATGGTTGGGACAGTGTTTGCGAAAGCCGCTTCCAACTGATCAGTTTGGCTCAAAATCGCTTCAAAAAACTCACGGCTTGAAACCTCGCCATCTACAACCATTTGACGAAGTCTGCCGACTGACCCTGACGCACCATCAATTGCGTTTGCAGCGGCTTGGGCGATCGGGAACGCCCCTTCCAAAATCGAGTTAAACTCCTCGGCGCGAACAGTCCCGCCAGCCATAGCTTGTGAGAGTTGAAGCAATGCCCCGGACGCCTCTTGCGAAGACGTACCAGCTTGCGCCAACGCAAGCCCGACATTCTCCGTAAAGCGAAGCACTTGCGCCTGAGAAGCACCCAAATCTCGTCCTGCGATACTGATCCGGGAGTAAAGCTGTGCGGTCGCTTCGAGAGGAGCCCGAGTGCGATTGGCTACGTCAGAGATTGCCTGAACAACGCCGGTTACTTGAGCTGCTTCAACACCCATAGCACGCAAGCTATTTGTCATTTTAGCGTAGGACTCAGCGGCACCACTTACCGCCCTGACGGCACCGGCCGCACCAACAAAGGCCCCCATCTGTAATACAACTCGTCTGAGGGCAGCAGAGAGCCCCTTGGCAGCCATGGCATTTTGCGACGAACTTGCAGTGAATTGATCGCTCGCCGCAGACGCTCTTCTACCTGCACGCACAAAGCCCGCCAGATCCACATTTGCCCGAGCGACCGGAGCTGAATCCACGCCGATGCCGAGCCACGCAAGGTTGTCCATGGGCGTTCTCCCAATTGATCAAACGCCAAAGACCCTCTAGCTTTCGCCAGAAGGTTGATTGGAGTTTGAGATGTTTAGATTTGTGGCTGCCCTATGCGGGCTGGGTGTTTTGGCGGGATGTTCGGTGCCCGAAGTTACGGCGCAAGATGCCTACCCGCTGACCGAACTCCAGCTTTGCCAGTCCTACGCACGGGCCAAACTAACGAACAACGCCAACGTCCTAGGGGTCGCAAAGACCGAACTCATTAGGCGAAAGGCTGTGTCCAACCAGGACCTTGAAGACATGGCGCAAGGTGTCATCCGAGAAGGCATGAAAGAACACGTGGCCATCTGCTCCTGGGGGCCGTACCGGGACGTAAACACAACTGTCGTCGCGGGATCGCGGTCCAAGCAGTTCGTGATCAGCTTGAGTAAATACGTCTACACCAGAGATGGTCGAGTTTACGCTTGGCAACACTGAGCAAGGCCACACCTATGCCTGATCCCGGGAGCTTGCCAATAAGCCTGCCCTCTATTGTCGTGAGTTTCCCATAAAATAGATCCGCCTTACTTCGTCCCGGACTTACTTTTGGTTAGAGCCGCCAACCACTTTCTTGATGGAGGACATTCAAAGTTGAGCATTCCCGAAAACGAAATCGCCTCGCTTGAGGCGCTAATATTGCGCCTTCAAGAAACCCCGTGCCTTACCCAGTTAGATCGATTCTACAAAGAACGCGAAAGGAAACAGAACTATTTAGTCGATATCCCTAAGCAAATTCGACTGGCTCAGATTGAGAGAACCAGCCCCAAAACAAAGCATCAACCACGGGACAAGAACCATCCTGTCTATGGCGACACCTTTTACGCTTTGGGTTTTCAAGTAAACTACCTGCAAGGCATGCTGGACGATTGGTTCTCATGGGCTCACTTCGTGTCTCCGTCTGCCAGCGACAGAATCAGGGCTATTCTCAAACGCGCGAAACGGAAAGAACTGCGAGAACGCTTCATTACCGCCTACGAAAAGCACTTTAGCGATGTGTGGAAACCTAGCATTGATCGTCCACCATCAGGCGATGCTATGCTGGATATTCTGCAGCGGCGTGTTCCCAGGCTAACCATTTCGGTTACCGACATTTCTCAAGGCGAAGATGATCGCTTGAACTATTTCTTCGAATTTCACTGTGAAGACTGCGGTGGTTACATTTTTACGGACGTTGACGAACGAGACGATGGCCCTTTGATTTGCAAAGCCTGTGAGCAAGTTTTTGGTTCAGTCGGCGATATGAAAGCTCTGGCCAAGCACATAGGCAACAAACGAGCCATTGAGCTCGGCTTTCGACCAGCAGGATAGAGCCCCTGTCGCTTAGCCCCGCCTCAACAGGGCCTTCGGAAGGTGTCGTGCCTGTGTAGCTTATGGGGATGGAGTGCCCGCAGGGAACAGTCGCGATACGATCAACAAAGCACCACCAACGATGGTCATTATGACTGCGATCCCCGGGTACCCAGGAAGCATATCCACCTTGCCCTCAATTTTCGCCAGCCGGTCACGCACATCCTTTACATCGCCCTTGATTTCGGAAACGTCGTTCTCAAGGTGCTGTACTCTGTGCTCTAGCATGTCACCACCTCCTGAACCGCCATTGTTTCCGCCGGTGCCCCGCACCCGCATTGAGCGCCTGATAAAAAAGCAAACCGGGATCACTTCGGACACCGCGCTGCGCCTGAGCAAGGCTTTTGGCACATCTCCCGAGTTTTGGATGAACCTGCAGACCAGCTACGACATGGCATCCGCTCGTAAGAACATCGACTTGTCCGGCATCGAACCACTGGCGGCGGCTTAGGCCGCTTCCCCTTCCTCCAGTTCCACCGGTTCAATCCCAAACTGGTCTTCCCCTATCCCTCGCCCGATGAGGTAGTGCTTGCTCATGTGAAAGAGGGTGCCGCGCTCCCATTGGCTGGAGATCAAGCCGGTCGCTGTAGCGAAGTGATTGACGTCCCCCCACTCAAGGGGGATCTCACCAGCCATGCCACATTTCGTCATCCCGCTTTCCTGGAACGCCTCAACAAGACTCCCTTCGTAGCCTGATAGTTCGGGAAGGCCGGGTGGCAACCCAGCCTCCTCTTTCTGCTGCCCCCTGCTAAGGGTGGTTTTCACCTCTTTGCCCTCAGAGTTCTTCGTTGTCTGGTGAGCGTGCAGAAATCCGAGCTGCCGGGTGTAGAGGGTTAGCCGATCACGACTTTCCGCATAAAATTGGACTTGTCGCCCAAAAAATCGTCAAGCCCCTCCATGACCCAGGGCCGAGTCGAATAAAGCTTAAAGGCATTCGCTTCGCTGAACGGCAGCGGCTCCGGCTTTGCGTCGGGGTCGTCCATCTGATCATCCTCCAGATAGACGACGTTTCGCCAGCCGGTTGTCAGAGCCGCGTAAAACTTAGCTCTTGCCAGCTCATCTTCATCGGTGAGTTTCAGGATCTCATCCACGGACAGAGACTTGGCATTGCGCTTCTTGCCATTCCTCTTGTCGGCTTCCTTGATCATCTTGGCGGCCGCGCGCTTGCCCACTTCACTTTCAAGACCCTGGACGTCGATCTCGATGGGATCGTCATTGAAATACAGCGGCGTTCCTTCATAGCTGACGTGGTACGCCGCGCCTGCATCTGCATCTCGACGCGGGTCAATTCTTGCAAAGTCCATTTGTTATCCTTTCGGTTCTCGGTTCAGAAAAGAAGGTGGGCCGGAGCGATGAACCGAAAAAACGCCCCGGCCCGGCATCCGCCCAAGAGGGCGAATTATCAGACGGTGGTCGCCAGCGAGATCGGCCGGAACTGGACCGTCTCGCCCTGACTGGTGTTGGTGGTGGCTTCCTTCGTACGCAGATCGCCAAGGACGCCCTGGACGTAGACGGTTTTGCCTGAGTTCGGATAGGCGACCTTCAGCGTGACTTCCGTGTTGGTGTTCACGTTGGTGCGGACGTGCCCCTGGCCGGCGTCAGAGCTGCTGTAGACCCACGAGACATCAAACGGGTTGACCATCTTGGCGCCGTTGAAATGCTGGGTCACGCCGTCCTTGAGCAGGGTTTCCGTGCCGGTCTCGGAGCTTTCGTTCAGCTCCGGGAAGGGAGCGACGACCTTGGCGATTTCGGTAAAGGTCAGCGCTTCATATCCCGCCTGATCCTCGGTGGCGGGGGTGGAAACGGAAATCGACACCTCTGTGCCAATGCCACTGTTTGGTGCTTCTGCCATTGTTCTGGCCTCCTGTGCTTGGGGGTTGTTCCCGGGCAAACCCGCAGGCGCGGAAGCCACGCGCCCGGAGCATGGCTATTGGCACGCGAAAAGACGCCTCCTGAGGCGTTCGCGGTGATCAGATGTTCTGGGGGTGGTTAGGTCTTGTTGGCCCGGTAGGTGACAGCCACGGGGATACGGTAGCTGGTATCGTCGGGGTATCCGGACTTGATCTGAGGCGCGGCGGTGATTTCCATCTCGCCACCAGTGAAGCTGCCCCTATGCCCCTTCGGGTAGAGTTCAACGATGCTGTCAGCGTAATCCAGCGCCGGGTTTTCACCCAGATCTTTGGCCACGCAGACAATCACGTTGAACGTGCCGGTTTCGTAGAGGATTTGCCCGCCCTTCAAGGACGGGTCTTCGCGGTTGATGCCCGAAAACTGCACTTCGAATCTCGGGATCTCCCCCGGATCAAGGCTGACATTGGGCCATGCGGTTCCCGGGCGCGAAGGCAACGTTTTGAGCCTGTCACGAAGATAGGCGCGGATGTCCCTGGTGTTCATCAGTTCACCTCTGCTTTTGCCCGCGCTGCGGCCTCACTCACATAGCCTTGCCATTTGCTGGCCGCCTCATCGACCCAGAACGTCCCCGGGACGCTATTGGCGCCATAATGGACCGCAGCAGCGTAGGAAGCCGCCGGGCCACCCCATGTGAATGTGGCCACGTCTCCGGCCTCCATCGCCCCCACCACGAAGGCATAAGACGCCTCCCCGCTCTGCGTCATCGATGTAGACCCGTAGAGGTTCGATTGCAGCGATGCTGCCAGAGTGCCCAAGTCTCTGGGGATCGTCCCGCGCGTCCTGGCCCCACCCCGGTTGATGCCCGGCGCCACCTCGATGTCCGCAATCATGTCTCCGGTGGCCTGCCTTACCACTGCCTCGATTCGGCGCTTGCTCTTCGAGACCCACTGATCCACCTGAGCAGCGAATGTGCTGGTCACCGGCTCAGCCCTTTGATCCAGTCGATCCGGATTTTCTTGCGGCACCGGCAGTTGATCAGCTCGTCAGCCGGCGCCCCAAGGCTGCCGTCTCTCGGATAGCGAAGCTGATATCCTTGTCCGGTGGTGAACGCCTCGCCGTGCCGGCGCCTCTGGCCATCCATGGCCGCATGGCTTGGGCGGGTGTCCATGTCGTTTGCCGCGTCCCACTCTTCCTCGATCTGGTCAGAGGAAACCTTGCCGCTGTCGACCAGTTGTTGAAGCCCCTCGTCCTGAGCGGCGTGAAGGCTCTCCTGCAGTTCGTTGCGGGCGATTGTGTCACCCCGAAGCTTAAGCAAGCGGTCACTGTAACGGGCGACCATCGCCCGCGCCTCTGAAGATGTGACGCCGCGCCCTTCGCGGATCGCCTTTGCCAGCACGGCATCGAACCGCCGGTCTCGCAGCTTCCGCCCAAAATAAGCCCGGTCGCCTGACAAGAGTTCAGCGTAAGCGTTGCGGGTCCATTTCTCCTGATCAGCAGTCAGCCCTATGATGCCGCCTTGCCTGGTTCCCGTGGTCCGGTTCACACGCCCAACAATGCGCAACGCCGTCGATCGGGCCCCCTCGCCTGCTTCTGCGCCCGCTGTCAAAGCGCTTCTGATATTGTCCCGTGCGTCATCCAGAATACGGGTGATCAGCTTCGAGGAGCTGTCCTGCAGCCATCTTTCGGCCCGGTAGTTCCTCGCATCAAAGAAAGCCGTGACACGCGCTCCTTGCCTCACGCTGTCCGCTACCAGCTGGCCCATGGCCCAATCGCCTCCGGCTTGATAGGAAGCCGCCAGCGCGCGGTCCAGCGGTGCAAAGAACTCGGGGCCCAGTTCGAGAACACGCAAGACCTGGTTAAGATCGCGGGCCTCGATGGCGCGCTCTAACGCCCTGATCTGGACTGACCCGGTAATCCGGTCGATGCTTTCGAGAAATGCCCGCTGAACGTCCGGCGCCAGATTATCGAGAAGGTCGAGGATCGTTTTCCGCTTTGGCATTCGCGATCCTCCGTTCCAGGTCTTTCATCACCGCATAGTGGGCGAAGATCAAAGCAAAGGTGGCCAGCGCGCCCTGTATGAAGGCGGCACGCTGCAGAGCCTGAAACTGGTCAGGCGTCATGTCGTCTATGATGGTGCGATCGGTCAGAACAGATCCTGCACGAAGCGAATTACGGCCAGCGTGGCGTCGGCTATGTCTGGTGTGAGAGCCAGAACAACACAGAGCATAAGCCAACGACTCCAACTGCAATGGAAACGCTCCGTTTGTATCATTTCGCTTTGGTTACCAGCTCAGATTCAGGCAACGCCCGGCCCAATTTCTGCACCAGCAGAGTTTCGTATGAGTGCGTCCCAACGGCCCCATCTGTTTCGGTCAGGAACTCCAGACCCTTCAGGGTACCGCCGTTTTCCTCGATCAGCGATTTGACGGCGTTGGCGAGCTCATCGGGGGACAGCTTTGTCTTGGTGTCAGGCTTTGTGATCTCTCCGACACTTGCTTCGTTGCTGTCATCCTGCCCATTGCCTTCGATGCCATTACTCATTCGGTTCACCTCGGTTCATGCTGGCCGCGCATCAGCGTAGCACAGGCACCCGGTAAAGAATATCAGTTCCATCGGGCGAAACCGTCACTGGCTGGCCGATGCGAGAGAATGCATTGTCTGGCGGGCTGCCGGCCGTTTCGTAGCCAAAAGCGATCATATCCCCCAGTTGCGGGACCAGCCCGCTTTGCGTGCTGATCAGCAGTGTTTCCAGAACCTGTTCCACATTCGTGCCGGTTGCAGTTCGGTCCTGCTTATGCACCCTGACCGCGGTGATATCGGTGTCGGTTGGGGTCAGTGTCGGCACATCCTCCGTGCCGCCCTTGGTGAGTTGGCGCAGGACGGCCTTGCCCCCTTTTTCTTTGATCAGGCGCTTGGACAGCGCGACAAAGCCGTCATACTTGCCCATCAGGCGCCACAGACAATTGCGGTCAGCATAACCCGCAGATCATCAAGTTCCTTGCCTTCCATCTGCTCCGGATTCACCCCGTTTTCGGCCAAGTGTTTTTTGACTGAGCTGGTGCGCATTTTTGCAATGTCTTCTGCCAACAGAGCCGGAGCGTCATCCACTTCGTGGGTCTCAGGGTCATTAGCCACCGCCGAGTTACCAACAACCAGCGCGCCAAAGGCGATCTTCGTGGCGATGTAGGGTTCACGACTGATCCGGGTCCAGGTGGCATCGGAAACTGGCAGAGAGCCACCAGCAGGCACGCTGTGGCCTGTGCTGGCAGTGATTGGCTGCTTTGAGTGGTTGTGTAGTTCAGGCATCTTCGCTCTCCTTGTGAGGTTTCACGATGCAACGAGCCAGGCCGCCGGCAGCTTCGACCAAAATGATGCCGTGCATCATTGCTGCATGTCTTTCAGCAGGTAATCTTGAAGGATCGCCGTGAGCCCAACGCCTTCCAAGGCGCGAACCCGATAGATGACCTGATATTCGAAAGTCTCCAGATCATGTTCCGCCAATAGCATGATCAATCGGTTGGGCGACCATTCCCCGGCTTCAATCTTTTTGATCGCCCCCTT